GCCGGGTTGGTGATAACAGGGGTTGCCGCACCAAGCAGTAACTAGATGAGACTGCAGCGCAGCCAACCATGGGCCTATAATCACCTGTACGTCATCAGGTACACCCTGAATAAGGCGGGGAGTGGGCACGCGATTGATAGCAAACTCTCGCTTGATAAAGGCAGAGTATAGCTTACGAGACACGGACGCTATACTCTTGTGATCAAGTCGAGCTCGAGCTGCTACCAGACGCAAACGTTTGGCGACATCAAAGCGTTGAACCCAGTCGTTAAAGGGCATTGGGTCAACTTGGAAAGAAGGTGTAAGGAGAAGGTTGGTGTATAACCAGGCAAAGCACACATCTACCATGTTAGTAACGTCATTCACTTCACGAACCTCGGTAGGAACTAAACAGCGATTGCACAACGCTGTATGTTCATTGTGCCAACATGAACGCATCTGCACTGGCCAAACGTTATGGACGCCAATACCAACAAGTTCGCCACCGAACTTTGGTCCACAAATCTGATCGTCAGCATTAGGTGGTTTAACCTTAGCTGATTTGTGTATGCGTTTCAACGTAACGCCTTCAGTGCAAACATCATCAACCCAGAGGCGCACAGGGTAGCGCAAATGACTCACCACCGCGCCGATAATGACGCTAGACATTGACTTTAAAGCAACGAGATTGTACAACACATGCAACAAAATGGCTAATGGTAATGATATGATAAAACTGATAAGATGCATGATTAATGTAGGCATGTAACGTACTATACCCACATTTTGAACCTCATAACCAACAATAGCAATGGTTAAAAGTGCACCATAACTAGAATGTTTAGCAAGCTCTTCGACGCAAGCCTGCAAAACGAGCCAATACCACACATTAGTCTCAATTAATGCACCAGGACGCATGTGATTGTACAAACGCTGTGCGAAGTCAACCAGGGCGTTAACACCGCGTAGCCACTGCCATCGATAGAACATGATGGCAATGGCTACAACTGCGTCAATGATACGAGCTAACGGACTGCTGACAAATTGTGCATGCCAGCCCCGTAACGTCTGCTCGAAATCACGACCCTGCCGATGATACTTGACCTCGCTAGTCATAACGTTGCGAGTAAGCCATAGCAACAACATTGGGAGCAACCAAACATACAGGCCAAATTGCGTCCAGATCTTTAGCTGGGGCTTGAGCATGACCCACAGCAATCCCGGTGTATAGTACAAGACCAGGATGCTGAAAACTGCAAGCATGCTCAGTAGCATCGCCCACCACTTAAGCTCGGTGGGCTTCTCAAAACGCAACAGGCGACTGTACTGGTTAAATTGACACGAACGATCGTTAACCATGCCAGCCAAGCAAATAGTTTCAGTATCTAGGTGGCGCACATAACCCAACATTGTGGCAACAGGCAACATTGCACTTCGTTGATCAGGTGTTAGGTTACATCGTGAAACTTCGGTGGACGCGACTCTGCATGCATCGCGCCACACTGCTGGTGAACTGCGGTCCTTACCAAAAACAAAGGCCGCAACACGGTTGACGACAACTTTGGAGACAACCACCTCTTCATCGCACTGCAGAGTTAGTAACTGATCACCAACTGAGAAGCATTTAGCCAGTCGGGCAGTCGTTCGCTCGAGATCTGGCGAGACTGGGGCCGACAGTCGGTTGGCAATCTTGGTTACATCAACAGCACCATAATAGCTGGAGTCAGTCCAATGTGGTTCCACACTTGGCGCTCGATAGACCAAAGCAGCAGGACAGCTGCTGAAATAAGCGATGAGTGTGTCACCAACATGGCGTTCAAC